CTTCAATGTCGTTGCGGCGTAAACCATAGACTCTTGTTTCCAAATGTGGAAATAGATGATCTAGCTGGTTCTCCGTAACATTATGACATAGAGAGGAAATTGCTTTGTAAGCTCTGAATGTTGATACGAGTAGTGTAGTTTGTGTTCAAGCCTTTACTCTCTTCTTATCTACAAATGTAGATTCAAGATTAAAGTCGGCATTGTACACATCCTCCCAAGATATACCACTGTTCTCAGGATTGTTAGTAAGATCACTAATGATCGAATCAACATTCCAAAGGCCTTCTAACCTGTTGTTTATTACAACAACTAGGGGGTGAAGACAGTGCATATCCAGGGTTCCAAGCCCTAAAACCGAGTGAGAAATAGGTTTTCCCCATTGATCAAGGTATTTATCTCATGCGTCGTCTCGAAAGAGTGACTCATGGATTGCCATGATCTTTTCCGAGTTACTGCCTAAGCGGTTTATAACCACTTTAGCTATTATCCTGTGAAATAAACGAAAGTTTATCTCCGACCAGAGATTACTTGTAACCCCCTTTAGTGGGGGGCAAGCCTCAGTGTCAGGGACATTGGGTAACCCAATCTCAGGAGTAGGTGTTACCTCATTAAATTGAGGGCACTCTCCGAGTTTGGATCCAATTAGTCCATCAGGTACTAGTGCAGTAACTAGGAAGTCTCTCCTGTAGCATTTGCCACAGAGTAGAGACAGGGTTTCTCAGGTGGATTGTGGAAGATTCAGACCTATGTTTCTTAGCCCCAATCGTAATGTGAGGACTTCTCTTTGAGGAGTCCCGCATCACGTTCGGGCAAGTTCATAGGGAATCGGTGTAATCTCTTCACCTCTAAGGAGATATCGCTTTGCGATTTCTGCACTTGGAGGAAAGGGATTACCTGGTACTCAAGCGAAAGATTTAGAATGGGATATTTCTACCCCAATTAAATCCATAAACTTGATATACCTCTTCGTCACCTTAGTATTGAATATAGCCACGTCATCACCGATAACTACATAATCCCTAAAGGATTTAATCCCAAGGGAGTATGCAGCATATTCGATGATCGCATGGTGGGTTAGAGCAAAGATACTTCATGAGGATAAAATCCCCATGGGTTGACCTACTCCATACCTAACATATTCATTACCAACGGAAAACTTTCTTTTGGAAAGTAATCCAGACCATCCCTCAGCTCTATCTCTTCCT